GTGTGGCCTAGAGATTCGCACAGGTTATGATGCGAAGACGGCTCGTCGTTCGTTGAATCTGATGTTTAGTGACTGGGCAAACCGGGGCGTAAATCTATGGACTGTAGAACAGGCGAGCTTACCGCTGACCTCTGGTACGGCGACATACACTTCGGCGAATGGCCTTGCTTCTCCGATGACGGATATTTTGGAGGTGGCGCTTCGCAGGGACGGGACGGATTACGAGGTGGATCGGATCAGTCGCGGGGAATATCTGAATATTCCAAACAAGACAACGACTGGTCGGCCGTCTCAGTTTTATTTTAACCGTCAGATCAGTCCTGAAGTGACATTGTGGCCGACACCTGATTCGACTGACGCGTTGGTGTATTACTACATCCGCCGGATTGAGGATGCCGACACGATGAAAAACACGACGGATGTTCCGTTTCGGTTTTTGCCGTGTATGGTCGCAGGTCTTTCGTATTACCTGTCAATGAAACGTGCACCCGAGCGTGTACAGCTGCTGAAGGCGGTGTATGAAGAAGAATTCCAGCGTGCGGCGGACGAGGATGAAGATCGTGTAGCTTTAAAGCTACAACCGGATATTCAATATATAAGGTTCTGACATGGGTCGGTACGCGTCTGGAAAGCATGCATTTGGGATATCGGACCGTTCTGGGTTTCGGTATCGTTTGCGTGAAATGCGTAAGGAGTGGAACGGGTTTTTGGTGGGGCCTGATGAGTATGAGATTAAGCACCCTCAGCTAAAGGCACCCAATGTGTCACCCGACCCGCAGGCATTGCGCGATCCGCGTCCGGACAGGTCAGAGGCTTTGAAGGTTTTTTTAATCAAGAACTCAATAGGCCAATCTATTCCCGGCCCAGTATCTAGGGGTAGAGTTGGAAGTGTAACGGTGACAACGACATGAGTTTTACATACGCACAACTGAAGCAAGCGATACAGGATTACACGGAAAATGATGAGACCAGTTTCGTCACCAACCTTCCTATTTTTATCCGAAATGCAGAAGAACGAATTCTTAAAAACGTACAGCTCTCCCTCTTTCGTAAAAATGTTGCAGGAAATCTTTCTTCTTCAAACCAGTATCTTGCAGCACCAAGTGATTTCTTGGCACCGATGTCTTTGTCTTTCACGGACTCTGATGGAGACAAACAGTTCTTACTTTTCAAAGATGTCAACTTTGTCCAAGACTTTCATCCAGACGCCAGCGAAACAGGCGTGCCAAGATACTACGCAGTCTTTGACGTAGAAAACTTCATTATTGCGCCGACACCTGACGCGGCCTATACGGTTGAGCTTCATTACCTGTATCGTCCAGCAAGTCTGACATCGGGCGCAGAATCTGGCACGACGTGGTTGAGTGAGAACGCCCCACTTGCAATGTTGTATGGTTCGTTGATTGAGGCGTACACCTACATGAAGGGTGAAGCTGATCTGGTACAGAACTATAATGCACGCTTTGGTGAAGCATTGGCAGGCATGAAAATGCTTGGCGAAGCGAAAGAAACGACTGATGAATACCGAATGGGTAGGGTCCGCAGGGCGAAACAATGATCGAAGTGGATGTGAAGACGACATCTGGTCGTGGTTTCACACCAGAGGAACTGGCCGAGCAGGCTGCGGACAAAATCATTGCTGTATCTGATACAGCGGATCCGGTGATACAGCAGCAAGCACGAGCGTTCCGTAAACAAATTGTGGCTGTTGTGTCAAAGTATCTTGAACAAGCGGTACGATCTGATCGAACAACGGTTTACAATGCACTGAATGATGCGGGTCAACCCCAACTCGCTGACCTTATTAGGAGACTTTAAAATGGCTTTTGACGGTAACAATTACATGGTGACATCGTTCAAGAAAGAACTCTTGTTCGGTGCACATGACTTTGACACATCTACAGGTGACACGTTCAAGTTGGCGTTGTACACAAGTTCTGCCGATGGTACGGACTTTGGTGGCGACAGCACAGACATGGACGAAACCATCACTGCGTATAACGCAACCAACGAAGTTGGTGACTCTGGTTCATATTCTGCAGGTGGCGGGACGTTGAACACAGTTGATCCGGTCTCTTCTGGCACGACTGCGTTAGTTGATTTTGATGATTTGACGTTCACAACTGCGACCATCACTGCGCGTGGTGCGGTGATCTATAACTCAACTCCAAACACAACCTCGATTGCTCTGACTAATCCAGCCATTTTGGTGTTGGATTTCACAGAGGATAAAACGTCCACATCTGGGGATTTTACGATTGCCTTCCCTACAGCGGACGCGAGTAACGCAATTATTCGGATCGCGTAATGACTAACGTCATCGTCCCTCTAGGGGGTTGGGGCCGGTTAGGCTGGGGCGATGATCCTTGGGGTCAGGTTGATTACGACAAGGGTGTCGGTCAAGTTGGCACCGTCACTGTCACAGGTGATGCAAATGTCCCTGAGACAGGATTAAGTGCGACCGCATCGGTTGGTGCTGTTACCGTCACCGCTGATGCGAATGTCAGTGTTACTGGACTAAGTTCAACGGGTCAAGTTGGCACCGTTACGATTACGGGCACCGCTGTTGTTTCTCCGACAGGGGTTGCTGGAACAGGACAGGTTGGCACCGTCACTGTTACGGGTGACGCAAATTTAAGCGTTACTGGTTTAGCTGCAACAGGTGCAGTCGGCACAGTCGCTGTAAGCGGCGATGCGAATGTTCCTGAAACTGGACTATCTGCGACAGGCCAAGTTGGCACGGTCGTGGCGACCGGCGGCGTTATTGCAAACGTCACCGGCTTGTCTGCAACAGCGTCTGTGACTGCGGTTCAAGCGGAAGCTGGCGCGATTGTTTCTCCCACCGGCGTAAGCGCGACAGGTGCTGTAGGTCGAGTTCTTGTATGGGGCAGAATTGTCCCAAATCAAAATGCAGGATACACTGAGGAAAGTCCTGTACAATCACCCACATGGACAAATATTGAACCTTCTCAGAATCCTGAGTACGAAGAGGTTGCATAGAGGCTAAAAGATGGCAAGTACATATACTACTAACCTTGGTATTGAAAAGATTGGAACTGGCGAACAGTCAGGAACCTGGGGCGAAACCACCAACCTAAACTTTGACATTATTGATCAGGCGATCAATGGCTTGGTTGCTGTCACGCTTCCTGCCGTTGGATCGACGGGTTCACCCAACACGCTGCCAATTACAGACGGCACTTTGTCTGATGGCCGAAATGCGTTTATCGAGCTTGTTGATGGCGGGGACCTTGGTGGGACGGCGTATGTCCAACTGACACCCAACGATGCAGAAAAGATTGCGTATGTCCGGAACAGCCTCTCTGGCGGTCAGTCTGTCATTCTGTTCCAAGGAACGTACAACGCCTCGAATGATTTTGAACTAGAAAACGGCAAAGATGCACTGTTGTTCTTTAACGGTGGTGGTTCTGGTGCTGTGGTTTCTGTGGTTCAAGCCAACGAAGTGCGTTCTGGTTCATTCCAAATTGACAACATCGTGCTTGATGGCAACACCATTGATGTTGATGGCGATTTGGATGTTGACGTTTCTGACGGCGACATTGTGCTCAAAGACGATGGCACGATTTTTGGTGGATTGTCGATAGGTGGAACCGACACTGACAACTTGGTAATTAAGTCCGGTTCTACGCCAACAGCTGCGTTGACTTTGCATGAAGGCAATGTGGGCTTTGGTACACAAGACGAAGCATCGTTTTTGATTGATGCACAAAGCGCATCGGCGGGCATTCAGGCGCGATTTATTTCGACGAACGCGTCAGCTTCTTCTGGTCCTGACATGAAGTTTTACAAGAATTCAGCGTCACCTGCTGATGGTGATGTGATTTCAAGCTTCTTCTTCAATGCCAACACGGACGACGGTGCCGGTGGCGTATCACTGTCTGATGTGAACTACGGCAGCATGGTATTTAATGCCGTTGAAACCAACGAAACAACCGGTGAAGTGGGTGGTTTTGCCCTGAACCTAAAGCGTGGTGGCACAACACAGCAGTACATCAGCATCGTGGGCGGAACAACAAGCGACACGGACAATGATTCGATTGTTTTCAGCACCGGCGGTACTGCTGCGATTACTGTCGATAACAATCAGAATGTGACCTTCGATACAAATACATTATTTGTTGATGCTGAGGACAATCGCGTAGGTATCGGCAATGTGAATCCTCAAACAGCTCTTGACGTAACAGGCACAGTCACGGCGACGGCTCTCGACGTAGATAACATCAACATTGATGGAAACGCAATCACATCTACGGACACCGACGGTAACATCGCCCTCACACCGGATGGCACTGGTGAGGTGGACATCAGCAAGGTTGACATTGATTCGGGCACTATCGACAACACAGTGATCGGCGGCAGTACACCTGCGGCGGGGTCGTTTACGACAGTCACTGGTTCTGGTGATATGAACATCGACAGCGGTACGTTGTTTGTCGATGCATCTGAAAATCGTGTGGGGATTGGGACGAGTAGTCCTGCACAACTTTTAGAAATAAAAAATACAACAGGAAATGCACAATTAAATATCACAGCAGATGAAACTAGCCAATCTATTTTGGCTTTGGGCGACGAAAATAATCAATATGTTCAACACATAGTTTCTGACCACTCCGATAATTCACTTCGGTTTCATACGGCGGCGGCACAGGGTACAAATGAACGCATGCGCATCGACGTCATTGGTAATGTAGGGATCGGAACCACTTCAAATTTAAATACTGCAAATTTCCAAATGAGTGCTGGAAGCGGAGCATCTTCAACACCATACGCCGCAATTTTTAATACAGCATCGTCTCCAACATCTTCTGCGTCTACACGTTTTGATTTAGGTTTTACCAGCGGTGGATCCAACTATGTTGCGTCCAATACCGTTCTTGGTACTATCAATTTTCTAGGTCAAGCTAACAATTTTGCTTACGCTGGGG